TGGGGCGCTCATGCTGCTTGGAATCCGTCAGGACAACCACGTGATAGGCGTGGTCCCGCAATAGGCAAGTCCGCAGCCGGTGAGTCCCGCAAGCCGAGATGACCGTGCCCTTGTAGTCGGCGTGAATCTTCGCCCACTCCGCCTTGGTCAGCGGCGTGGCCTCGCACTCCATCACGTCGCGGCTGTACTGCGTGCGGTACGACACCCGGCCGGCGTAGTTCAGGATCGGAAGGTCCGCCTTGCTTTTGGGCTTCGGCGGCGGCGTGTAGCCGCTCTCCGCGAGTAGTGCGTGCTCGTAGACCAGGCGATTCTCCAAGTGGGAGATCCAACGGCGCTCGTGGGCCGCGCTCGCTTCGTGGCCGGCGATGACCGACGCTTGCGCCGCTTCCGGAGTGAGTTCGCCCCGCTCCAGCTTACCCTGCAGGTCGTAGCTGCAGCCGGCGCCGATGCGTGCCAGAAACATCACCCGCTCTGCGAATTCCAGAAGCGTCCCGTCCTTGCGCTTGATGCTGGTCGGGTCGGACAGCCTGAGCCAGGTGGCGGCGCGCTTCTCGGACTCGGCCAGGTCGCGCTGGGCCTTGCGCTGGGCGGCTTCCAGGGTCTTGATCCGGCGCGCGCGCACCGTGGGCACTTCGTGGCGCTCGGCATGGGCCAGGGACGCGGCGGCGCGGCGCTGCCAGTATTCCTTGGTCTCCCACATTTGCACGGCCTTGCGCATTCCGTTCTGGATTCGCTCGGCGTCGCGGCGGGCGTGGCGCTCGGAGTGGTGGCCTACCAGGATGGGCTGACCAAGGGGGATGCCGTCGGCGATGCGAGCCACGCCGGCCCGGGCTCGCTCGGCGTCGCGCGCGCGGTGGGACTCGTACTCGCTGAAACGCTCGGCGCGCTGAGCGGCGCGGTCATCCAGACTGGTGTTCTCGTCCTCGATGTCCCCGGCCAGCTCGATGGCCAGGTCTTCGCGGGCCGGCGTCCAGACCGCGTAGAAGAGTTCCTGTTTCGGCGCCCAGCCGAAACCTGACGCCTTGACCCGCGCGTAGGTTTCGGCATCAAGGCGGGAGCTGGCGCGGATTCGGAGCTTGTCGTCGCTGCAGTCGTAGGATGCGTCAAATGTTGTCGTCATGCCTTCAAACTATCACGCTAGTATTAACCGTCAACCGCCGTCGGACACTGCCCCTCGTCGTGTCCTTACGATCCGCACGGCCCCCACTATTTCGTTGAGGGCATTGCTGGCCGCATCCACTTGGTCGTCTTGCCCACCTTCGCGACCCGTAAATCCCTGTAGCTCGCGGACGAACTCACCTACCCACGGTGGAGCAACTTCCGCACTCGGAAGATACGGATCGGTCTTGGGCAGCAAAACACGGCTGTCATTCCAAGCGCTGGCGAAGCGCTCCGCTCGCTGACGTTTGTCCCCCTTGGGCGTGATCTCACCCACGAGAACACCGGGCGCCATGTCGCGAAGCAACTGTGGGACAGCCTTGAAGCCCGCCACGGCTTCGACCCACAGCTTCGCTCCGTAGTTGCGTCGCTGGAATGCCAGAAGGTCGCGCGCCTGCTGGGGAACTTCGACCTGCCGACGGTACACGTCCAGCACGTAAATGGTAGGACAGTCGAAGGGTGGTCTGATGGCCATCGCGACGGCTGCACTGTGATCCGCCGTCGTCTTGGCCGTCGCTGCGGGGTCAGCGCCTATCAGTACATGGCAACCTTTTAGGTCTGTCTTTTTCGGATCGTAGTAGCAGGGAGGTCCGTAGAATAGGCGATTCCCTTTCGGCACCGGACGACCCTGGTAGAGAGAATCAAACGTGAACTCGTTGCGCTGTTTGATCTTGAGCAGTCGGTCGACCGGGAAGCGTTCGGGCCACAACGCTTCGCCCTCTTGCCGCCCGATGGGGTCCCCCTGCTCGGCGATGGCCGGAAGGTTGATGACGTCCCAACCGCCTTCCTGGATGAGTCGTCCGATCAGGTCATCAGGATTCCATCGTGTATGTACCACGATGATTGACGCCGGACCCTCAGGCCTGGTCATCACGACATCGTTGAAGAAATCCCACACGCGCTCGCGGTACGCCTCGCTCTCGGCCTCGGCTCGGCTCTTGATCGGGTCGTCCACGATGCCCAGGCCCGTGATCGGATTGCCGGTCAGCATGCCGTCGATGCCGCATGCAAATAGCCCGCCCCCGTGGGTGGTCTGCCAGTTGTCGTCCCGCTGGTGGTTCTTCGCAAGCCCGATGCCCTCGGCCATCGCGAGAAACCGCACCTTGCGAGATTGCGCCGCAGCACCGTCGGCCGTGCGCGATACGTAGGCGCAGCAGTCAGCGGGACGCGCTTTCAGCCACCAGGCCAAGGCGCGGCGAAGCGTTACGGTCTTGCCGTGGCGAGGAGGGAACGATACGGCAAGGCGCTGGTGTCCCAAGAGGCGGCACCGTTCCATGGCGTCGATAAGCGGCGTCAGGTGAGGAGGAGCCGGCTCAGTTGGGCACACACGCGCGATGAAATCCCGCAGCCCCTCGCCACCCTCGTTCAGGTAGCGCGCCCAGAAGCGGAGTTCTTCCTCTTCGGGCGTGAGACCACTAGGAGCCGGTGTCGCCATCAGGCTTTGGGCCACCGCGCGCGGCTGCGATCTTCGCGTCCAGCTCGGACAACATTGCAGCCCGCTGCTCGGTATTCATGCTGAGGACGGCCGCGAGACCGGAAGACAAACTGCCGTCGCTATTCGACAGGTCCAATGACTCCTTGGCCTTGCCCTGGCACTGCTCGACAATGAACTTTCCCGCGATGACGTTGCCACTGACAGCGCCGAGATAGAGGCGATTCCACACGTTGTAGAGGCGCGTCTTTCCGGTGGAAGTCGACTCGGCCATGTACTTGCGAAATTCGGCCAGCGCCTTCGTGATGGCGTTTGCGCCTGATGGGTTGCCTGACTGGCCGGGCTTCCATGGGGCGACGCGGGTTCCTGGGGAGTTGTCAGACACTCCCCTTAGTCTACACCACCAGGCTGGTCTGGTGCAAACGGTGCCCCGTTGCGGCCGATTCGTCGAACGTCCAAAGCCCGAGACTGCCGCGCACGAATCGCGGCTCGCAGGCTCTCGGGTTGCGTTTGCCAGCGTCCTCTGGCGTCGCCGGCCGCAGATTCGCCAGGCTCGCGGGGTTCGTTTGGGTGCGGGGCGTGTCAGACATCGGCGTGCACCGCCTTTCGGGGGGCGCAGAGTTGGTCCGCTATAGCGCCAAAGATTGCTGCTGGAGTCGATGCCCAGTCACGGCTTTGGATGGCACGTGCGGAAACTGCTCCCACCTGCGACCGTCCAAGTCGTGGCCAGCCGAGGTCGGGCGTGCTCCGCCCCACTGCTTGAAAAACAACGCCACGCCGTCGCGGACACAGGTGTCTCGTAGGGCACGCGGCCAGTCGGCGCGGTCCAGGCGTGGAGCCCACTTGCCCCGCTCGTCTCGTGTCGCCATTCCGCGGACTTCGCGCGTCTTGGCGTCCATCAGGTGACAGCCACTCTCGCCGCCGAAGATGGCCCACTGGATGCCGTTGCCTCCGAAAGCATTGTTCTTGCCATGCGTCCACAGGCTGATGTCGACGAGGCTCAGTGCCGGCTCGACCGAGATGAAGCGCACCGGCACGTCGACCTGGACCAGCGCTGGGATCCGCTCGTCCGCGCGTTTCTGGTCCTCGACCGTCACGCCCGCCCAGAAATTCGAGGGCAGCTTCCGCCGATGGCTGTACTTGACGAGGTTCTCGTGGCGCTTGGTGAGCACCTGGAATTGATGTTGCGGACAGGACTCGATCACGTTGATGACTTTGTCCCTGTAGGAATCCGAAACCTTGTCCCAGAACAGATCGCTCATGGAGTTGACGAAAATCAGCGTGGGTGTTCTGAGCTTCCACGGCTCGACTAGCTTGTGCTCTCGAACCGTCAGATCGAACCCATTTGGAAACGCCAGCGTTCCGCGCTTCTGTTCTGCGAGTTGGCGCGCGTAGCAGAATTTGCACCCTGGCGAAACGCTCTCGCATCCGCTCATCGGGTTCCATGTGCTGCTTGTCCAACGGATTGCAGTGTCGTTCATGTCGTGCCTCCTGAAGGCAGGTTAGCACGTAACTTGTTAACTTTGCTTGGCTTTTCTCGTTAGTTGCGAACAAGATTGGCCTTTCCGCTGGTGAATTTCTCCCAGCGAGCAACGCACACGTCCACGGCCACCGGGTCCAGCTCCATGGCGTAGCATTTCGCGTGCAATTGTTGACAAGCGACGATGCTTGTGCCTGAACCGGCAAAGAGGTCAAGCACCGCCTTAGCCCCAACCCCGGCCAGTATCGCGCGGATCCATGCCTCCGGCTTCGAGTGCTTATGCCCGCCGTCCTCGTTGCAGGTTGGGAACGACTCGACCGAGCGCATATGCACAGCGCCGTCGAGCGGTTCATACTCACAATCTCCGCGTGTGTTGTGGACAGTCCCAGCCTTGCGCTCTTTCCCATCCGCGATGATGGCGCGGTCAAATGCCCACTTGGGATCGTCGCCGAACACGCCGACCGCCTTGTGCCTGGCGAGCGGGCGATTGGGTGTATACCAGCTCGTCACGCAGTCCCAGACCAGCTCGTAGAGCGGCGTCCAGCCCTTCGTGAGTGCCGCTTGTGCAGCCGTTGCGAAGCGGAACATGTCCCAGAAAATCACTAACCGCTGTGACTTCCCAACCTTGGGCACGTGGCCATAAAGCTCGGTCACTTCGTAGGGCGGATCGAAAATGCACGTGTCCCATGTCTGACCATCGAGCAACCGTGCCACGTGTGTAGCATCGGTGGAGTCACCGCAAAGTAGGCGATGTTCCCCCATGAACCATAGGTCGCCCAGCTTCGAGAATGGCTCCACAGGATCGTCTGGTATATCGTCGCTCCCTGCACTGATAGGCGAAGACTCGTC